ACCAATTGTAAGTTTTTCATTTACTCGTTTTGCTTCATTCCATTGGTTTTGACTTAAATCAAGTGCATTTGGTAAAACTGTTGTATTTGTGTTTATTTCGTGTATCTTGGATTCAAGTATACTTGTAGACGTTGTGATGTGTGTTGCGTTATGAATAGCATCTTTACAAGCGTTTTTGATTATCTTTTTGTACATTTGATATGCTGGGTTCGATTTTGGAACTACCCAGTAATCGTCAACGTCACAAATGAACGGAATATCTAACTTATTTAGAATCTCAAATATGTTATATTGTGCAACCGATAGCCATCTATTAAATACAACGACATCGTACTTTTGAAAGTCGATATTTACCCAAGTGTTTGGGGTTTGACTTACTTCTACTGTGACATCGTGTGTCGATTGTAGACGTGCATAAGGGGTAAATAATCTGTGAAAACTTACCCCACTTGCACTATCCATTAAAACTAATATTCTCATTCGTTTGGTAACAAAGGTATGTGCATCCAATATATAGGCGTTTTTATAACGATATCCGTTTGATAGTCATACCAAATGTCATCGTCAAAATATGCCACTAAATTGTCGCTGGTTAAAACTGGTCTGTCATCGCTTGGTCTTTGTTCTGCTGTTAGTCTCCACGAAACTTTCATAAATTCTATGTCTTTAATTATTTGGTATTTCATTTGTGGTGATAAATCAATGTAGGCATTTATCATCCTTTTGAGTGATTCCATTAGAATGGCAAATCGTTTTTGGGTTTAGGTACTGCCACATAATGAGTCGCTTTTGATTTCTCATTTTGAGATTTCAATTTGCCAACTCGTAATTTTACGTCACCGTATTTGTTCACTTCAAGTTTGCCTGATGCAATGGCTTGATTTAGTTTTTCAATGTTGATGGTTACATTTGTTCCGTACTCATTTTCCCATCCGTTGCCGAGATAAATTGTTTCTGTCATTGTTTTAAGTTTAATGTTATTGTTATTGGTTCTTCTGTTTTAATGTTATTGTCAACTGTCTCTTTTGGTTTGCCATATACCCTATTCATTAAAGTTTCAAGTGAATATAAACTTCCCTTTTCTAAACTTTTACGCATAGCGTTGGCAATTGTTTTTTCAAGTATAGTTGCTTTTGGGTTTTCCCATACTGATTTAAGTTCTTCTAAATCCATTGCCATCATAACTTGTATTGTGTCGTTTACTTCAGATAGTTTATAGCCTTGTTCTTTCAACAAAGTTACATATTTTTTAGGTCTGCCTTTGGGGTTTAATACTTGACCTTTTTGTATTTGATATTTTTCGATGTCTTTTTTTGCCATTGTGCTATTATTGTGCTTTTTTTAAATTACAATTCCATTGCGTTTAATTACCAAAGTACTATCTATTTTTTTCATTCTGTCAATAATAACTTGGCAATATTTTGGGTCAAGTTCCATTCCGTAACATTTGCGTTTAAGTTGGTGTGATGCAACCATTGTTGAGCCACTGCCTAAAAACAAATCAAGTATTAAATCGTTTATTTTAGAACTAACCTTTTGATAAAAACTACATATTTCAATAGTCTTTTGAGTAGGATGTATTGATTTAGCGTTGTGTTCGGTTGATTTTATTTCATTCAATGCTAAATAAGTATCTAAGAAGCCATCTCCATTATATCTACTATCATTCTTTGTGCTTTCTGAAACTTCTAAAATCCCACTATTAAAATCCTTACCGCTTTTATTTGAAAAGTAACAAACTTCATAATTGTTTTTAAAATAACCTTTTGGACTTGGTTTGTTTTCGTGTGTAATCCTTTGTATTAAAATATTTGTTTGTTTAAAATATTGTTTAATTTTTGATACACATTCTGAAATAAATTGAACTCCAAAATAAATATAAATATGACTATCTTCTTTTGAGAATAATTCTATATTAGGTAAACATTCATCAAAAACTTGTAAATCTTCATCTCCTAATATTTTACCGTTTGAATTATTTATAGCAACTCCATAAGGTGGATCAGTAAATACCATATCCGCTTTCTCTCCATTCATCAACCTTGCAACCGCATCACTATCCGTTGAATCACCACACAACAATCGGTGTTCGCCTATCTCAAATAAATCCCCTATTACAATATCCGTTTCAATTCCATCTTCAGGAACTTCAAATTCATCTTCTTGGGCTTCTAATTCAATTTGTGCAAATGCTGGTACATCAATTCCCCATTGTTCAAGTTCTTCAACATTCCATTCATTGGCTAACATATCCCAATCCCATTCACCAAACCCAGCATTATCTTTTATTATGAATTGCCTTTGTTGTTCATCTGTAAGTTCAGACGCTTTTATAATTGGTGCTTCTGTTAACCCTAAATGCTTTAATGCTTTTAATCGCATATTACCGCCTAAAACAATCATTTCATCATTTACAACAATAGGTCGTAATTCTAACATTTTAGGAAATGCTTTTATTGATTCACATAATTTGTGAAACTTATCATCTTTAATAACTCTTGGGTTATTTGGATTTGATTTGATGTCTTTTATTTTTGCTACTTGTATATTCATATTTTTTCAAATAATAAACTACACGATGTGGGTAAATTCATTTTTGTTAAAAGTTTAAAGTTGTGTTGTTCAAATAATGCTATCCACTCATGCTCTTGTTTCACGTTAATATGTCCCCATTCTTCGTCAAAATCTGTTAAATGTGGTGTACTACTAAAGTGAAAATATTTACAATCTACATTGCTTAATAAGTCGTTTAGTTTGCTATCGGTTATGTGTTCCATTACTTCTATACAAGCGACCAAATCGTGTTTAATTTTGTTTTGCGTGATATCAGTTTGGTGATAATAATGTGCAACATCGTGTTTTCGTGCATAGTCGAAATGATGTTTATTTAAATCATAGTAATAGACTTGTTTATTTAAATTCTTCATTGCAAGTGAATAAGCACCTACCCCACCACCAATATCAGCGAATGTATCAAATTGAATTACTTTGCAGATTTCTCTTGCTGTGCTATTGTATAAGTTAACGAATGATTGATTTTCTAATGAGATATTATTTAGTAGTTCCCATTCAAAACATTTCTCATCACTCCAAGTACCACCAAAACTATTTGCCATTGTATTTCATAAAATTTAAATGTAACTCTTTTAAAAACTCTTTATATTGTTTCTTATCACCGTATAAATAATGGTCTTCTCGACAAATTGCCATAAGGTTTTCAATATTATCTTTTAATTTACTTCCGCCACTTTTTCTATTTTCAATGTGATGAATATCAACAGCAAGTTTACCACAAATTTCGCAAGGAATCCATGATGAAATATCATAACCAAAATATTCTAAATATGTTTTTGTATATTTCTTCATTGTGTTTTATTCCATTCTAAATAAAGTTGTGTAGTTGTTTTGATATTGTTTTCATTTCGCCAATAATACACTTCATCTTCAACATTATACAAATGATAATGATTTTCTGCGATCCATTGGGCAAATAAAATTGCAATCACTTTCTTTTCCTTCGTGGTTTTTGTTCGTCATCTGCAAGTTGAGCCAATACCAAACTATTATCAATGACTTCGTCAAGTGTTGGAATTTTACTTTCTTGCTCATAACGGGCTTTGATAATTAAAGATGTCAAAGAGTCTACAAAGCAACTGCCACACATTGGAATAGCGTGTCCAAAAACATCAACGTGTATTTGTCGTACTTTTACTTCATCTTCACTTGGCATTCTCATTACCATTGTTTTTCTAAATCCAGTTAAGTATTTCTCAACTGATAAAATGTAATTTATTTGTTCGTTTGTCATAATCTATATATTTTATACGCTAACACATAACATATTGACGCTGGTAAAATGGCATATATTCCAAATGTAGAAAAATATCCAAGACCAAGCCAAAATGATGTGCAACTTTCACAATTAAAAGGTTTAGTTTTTAGTTTTAGTTGTGGTGCTATCACAGTCGAAAGTATCATAGCGAAGCACGTTATTCCGATAATATCTATTAGTATATTCATTTGTAAGTTGTCGTTTTAAAGTTATAATTTCGTTTTTTTGTTTTATCAAAACTTTTGAATTAATTAATCTACCCAATGCAAAACCAATGCAAAAGATAATCGATATTTTTAAAATTGTGTTAATTGCTTTCATTTATCTGTCTTTTTATTGTTTTTATTACGTTTAAAACTTCACGCAATGATATTTTAGTTTGCCTATGGATTGACCGTGCAGATTCACCCGAAGACCATAATCTAAATATTTCTCTTTCATACCATCTATTTTGACCTACTATCTTCTCAATGCGTTGTAGTTGTTCTTCTTGTTCTATTTTTTCTTCTAATGTATCCAAAAATTCAATTTCAAAACTATCTACATCAAATAACCCACAACTTTGCATTTGTTTAAAAAATTGTTGGCGTGGTGATGTGCTTTGCTTCCACATAACTTTAATGCAAAATAGTTTTAAATATCCTTCATTGTATATTTTTAGAAGTTTTTCTTCACTCATTTCACAAAGTACTAATAAAATATGTTGGGCTAAATCGTCAAAGTGATAAGGCGATACCGTTTTACTCGCTTTATAAAGCCAATCTGACGTTGCAACTTCTATTAGTATTTTGTCTTTGATGTGCAAATATTACTAAATTTTTTTCAATTCTACAAATTTATATTTCTTTTTTTCTAACTTTTTTTTATAGTACTCAACTTCTTCATCTGAATTTAAACACCAAACTTCTTGATATTTATTTTTCTCCATCACTAATTGATAACGCAGTTTTGGTTTGTTCATAGAATTTAACCTCTTGTTTGTAACCCATTTGTATGTAATCTGAATAAGTTTTAACGCTATGAATAATAGTGCTATGGTCACGATTCAAAAACTTTCCAATTGACACCCAAGTGTATGTATAATGTGTCATTGCAACATAACAAAATAATTGACGTGCTATAACTATTTCACGCTTTCGTGTATTTGCAAAAACATCATGAGGCATTATTCCAGTTACATCACATACACGTTGCAAAATATATACTAAATCTTCGTTTTTATTCATCTTATTTATTGGGTTTATAATCATTTGTTTTAATCGTTCTATTTCTTTTTGATAGTTTCTTTCTATCAAATCAATTTTGTTTTCTAAATATCTCACTTGCTTTCTTTCTTTGAGATATGATACATAATAGTCTATCATAATTTTTCTAATGCTTTAAATATTTCAAATGCCACCTGTGGGACTATGGCATTCCCATATCCTTTTATTGATTCTGCTCTCCACTTTGAAAAGGTAATTCCGTCCAGTTCGGAGGGAAGCCCATCATCTCCGCCACAAATCGGGGATTGAGTTGGGAA